CCGCTTTCCTGCGGGGTGCCGAGCAGCCTTGCATCCTTGCGGCGGTTGCACTCTGGGTCTTGCTCCATGCTGCCCTCGGCACGGCCAAAGATGCTGATCTGGAAAGCCTGTTGCTTGGGTATTAAGCAGCTATCATTGCCGCCGCCACCCATGACTGTCGGCGCAGCCGCTGTCGGCACGGGCGTACTGAACGGCGCAGAGCCTGAGCCGTTGTAGTTCTTCGTCTCGCTGTTGGAAACGTTGCCGCTGTCGATGGTGGAATTGGTGTTGCCGCTGTTGGTGTTAAGATCACCCGTTATTTGAGCGTCAACGAGACTTGCTGCTAGTAAACCGAGCACAAAGCTCCCATAACGTCCCGCGTTTCGCCAGAGCAGAGAAGCTCGTTGGCCGCGTCTCCGTGCGCCATGTAGTAAAGCGTCTCTGCGTTCTGTCTGATCTCGCACTGGCGGTCTCCCTTGGGGCAGGCCGTTGTGTAAGCCACCGAGGACACAGTAACAGGGCCGCAGCCAGCGACCAAGAGGACGAGTGCTAGTCTCATTTGGCAAGGCTCCGCATTAGTTCGTCAATCTTCTTGTCAAGGTTGTCCAGCCGCGAGATGACACGGTTCATGTCGGTGTGCATGTCGGCCCGGGTAACGTAGTCACGGGCGACTTCTTCGCGTGTGCGGTTTAGCAGGATTTGCAGCCGCTTCACTTCCTCGACATGGTTTTTTAGCACCCAGCCGATCAGACCGAGTGCTGCGCTAAGACCAAGACTCCAGAGCATTTCCGTAGTCATGGATTACTCCGCAACCTTAGGCTCAGGTGCGACATCCAGCGGGCCGCTCTCGGTCCACAGCCAACGGTCGCGGCTGTCACGCGATGGCAACTCGCTGTTGTCTACGATGCGGAAAGGCTTGCCGCTTGGAACGTCCTTGGCCGCGATGGCTTCGATCTGGTCGGCAAACTCAGGTGCTGGGACAACCACGGACACCTTGTTGTCGCCTTGCGGGAAGATGATGACTTGCATGGTGTGTCCTTTCAGCGGAAGATAGAGACGTTCATATAAGTAGCGTCACTCAGAGCAGCGCCGCCTACGTTGTTTAAGGAGACAACTCGAACAGACGTGGTTGCTGGAGCCGTCGCTCCGTTTACTGCACCTATTCCGTAAAACGAACCAAAAGTCACCTGCCCAGTAACATTGACTGCATAATTCGCATCCGACATCGCCGTCGTAAAATTGACCGTGTAGTCGCCAGTCCCATTGTCCGTGATCGACGACACGTTTCCAGAAGCGCGGATAGCCACCGTTCCGGTGCCGTTGAAGTTCACCCACGCACGGCAGGCGTAGATCGGGGCGGAGCCAGTGGCGTTGAGGGCCGTGGTAATCCGAGCAGCGGCTACGTTGCCCGTCAAGTCAGCAGCGTCAACTGCCCCATCAAAAGCCGCAGCCGTAACGCCCGTGGCTCCGTCAATTACAACGCTCATGCTTGGGTCTCCTCGGGGTAGGGATAGCGGGCTTTGATCTCAGCGACCTTGGCCTGCCATTCTTCGACAGTGGCCTCGCCGCGCTGGGACATAAAAAACAGTGGGTCAGCCTCTGCGGTATATGCCGCCTTGCGATTGGCCTCTTGCTCTTCCTTGGTGGGGACATAAGCCAGAGGCTCTACATAATCAGCCGTAGCTGGGTCTGCGTCCATCTGAGAATAAAGCGTGGCCACGTCGAATTGCGCCCCGGTGTCGTTTGGATCGCAAGTAAACGGTATCCACCCGTAGGTCGAATGCTCAATCTCGCAGTCGATCCAGCCGTTGGCGAGGCGCTGTGCGTTGCGGTAGCTCATCAGGAAATCCTCAACCAGAGTGAAGCCTGCACGTTAATTGTACTAGTAAGGGTGGCATCGTAGTTCCCTGTGTTGCCCATAAGCCGCCACGTTCCACTAGGGGTTTCTGTAGAATAACCAACATTGGCGCTCTGAGTGTAAGTGTTGGCAAACCTTAAATTGGAACCAGCGACGGTAGCGCCAGAACTGCGTGTAGCAACAGAAAGTGAATTTAGCAGTGCATAACTCCCGACAGACCCCGCCGCCAGCCCAGCCGTGGCCGTGCCAACTTGTGCAGACGTAGGGGCGGGTAGGTTGGTCAAAGCTGCCCCGCTGATTGCAGGCAGCGCGCCAGTAAGCTGACCCGCAGGAAGCGATGTCAAAGACGCACCGCTACCGCTCATCCCATTTGGGAAGTTAGGAGCGCCAGTGCCAGCAACGTCGGTGATCGAGTTTGCGCGAATTTCGGACATCAGTTAGCCTCCTTATTTCCACGCCAAGAAACGACCACGCCAATTAGCGTATCCAATTTCGTACCAAGCGGTGTTAACCGTCCCAGTAGTTTTGTGCCTAAGGACTAGATAATAAGTCCCAACGTAAATGTTGGTAGCATCTGCGGATATCTGAAAACCAAATCCGCTATTAACGTCAAAAGCTACAGGGTAGTAGTAAAGAACGTCATTAACGGAAAATCCGTATTCAGAAGTGACGCAGCGCAAGTTTAGCTGAACCCGTGATGGAACCACCCCAAGGCCATGAGCAAACGTCCATCGGCCATCGCGGGACAAAGTAGTTTCGGTTGAAGTAAAGCCGGGAGACATGGCTTGAGCAATAATAGCTTCGGCCACTCGCAAAGGCGTCATCAACTTGGTGTTGTCAGTGCCTGCCTGAGCCTGAGCCTGAGACGCAAGGTCCGCAGACGAGAAGATAGTCCCCGTCGCATCTGGCAGCGTCAGCGTCCGATCCGAGTTCGAGTTGGGGGCGGCGAAGGTAAACGTCCCGGTGCCGGAAGCGTTAGGGGTTAGTGCGATTTTGCTCATCAGATCACCACATATCTTGCGCCGGATTCGACCGTCACGGTCACACCAGAGTTGATGGTTATTGGGCCAGTGGACATTCCGTTGCGGCCAGTGACAATGGTAATGTCCTCAGCAATCGTGGCTGAGTTCTCATAGATCGCATCAGATGTAGCGCCGCCACCAATCGATCCCCACTCCGTGCCGTTGTAGCCCTCAAAGGATGCGGCGTCGGTGTTGAAGCGAAGCTGACCAGTTGCAGGCGTAGGCCTCTGAGCCTCAGTGCCTGACGGGATAACCGCAGCGCCAGTGGTTGATGTGCGCGGAACCTTCTCGCTGTCCAGTTCTTGAATGGCAGTCTGCACATTCGTAGCTGCAATGTCGCCAGCGGGCGTAAAGCCAATCGAAGATGCCACGCCGGGAACATAGGCAACAACCCATGCCGATCCAGTGTAAATCTTCATCACACCTTCAACAGAGTTGAAGTAAAGCGTTCCACCAACGAGGGCATTACCATCATTGTCTAGCGCAGGATCACTTGTCTTCGATCCAAGATAGCGATCATCAAAGTTATCAAAGGCAGCAAGGGTCGCATCACGCGCAGATTCAGCAGTAGAGGCTGCACTAGAAGCAGTAGCCTCACTCGCAGCGGCATTGGTTTCGCTAAGAGCCGCAGCCACCTCGGATGCAGCCGCAGCAATTTCAGATGCAGATGCAGCAGCTTCACTTGCAGCAGCGTTGGTTTCACTTGCGGCAGCGTTAGTTTCACTTGTTGCAGCAGCAGCTTCACTTGCGGCAGCAGCAGCTTCAGAAGAAGCGGCATGAGATTCAGAAGAAGCAGCCGCAGCCTCAGACGCAGCCGCAGCATCCTCAGAGTCAGAGGCAGCAGCGGCAGATGCAGCCGCAGCAACAGCATAATCTTCAGCATTGATTACTTCATCAATGGTAGGTCCATTGATTACAGCGCCAGTTGTTGCATCGAAGGCAAGAACCTTGCCCTTGCGAGAAGCAACAGTAGGAAGCACAAGGCTAGGAGATACCTCATAGGGATTGGCGCGGATCGTGCGATCAATCCGATCCTTGGCATCAGCGACCATTGCCGTAAGAATGTCGAACTGTTCGTTCAGCGCAGCGCGGTTAATGTCAGCGCCAGCCGAAAAGTCGCTTGTCCGTTCAATCGGAGTGGTGCGGATAATCGTAACCTTCGACCCGCCAGTAATGCCCGTGACCTGCTGAACATCAGGAGGAGTTGCCGCAACAAACTCAATATCACCCGTCGAGCCATCGCCACCAGTAATTGTGTAGTCTGTGCCTTCTGCTTTGAGAACGCCATCGACATAGACACTAAGGTCGCCGTCATTGAAGAACTCAAACGGGACAGCAAAGCTATCCTGAGTTACCCCTTGGGCAACTGTGTACTCAATGCGCGGATTGTTGTCGGCCAGATTGATCGTCATAGGAACACCTCTCTACGCCACTCATTGCAGCGTAGAGAAACTGCATCAACGCACAAAGATCATCTAA